TACATCGTAATCGTCGAACTCATCACAGGCTTGCTGTATCTCTAATAATTCAGTTCTAATTTCTTGTTCTGATTTGATTTCTTTATTCTCTTTTTCTTTATAGATTTTCATCGTCGTATCCTTTACTGTTATTATTTAAGCAACACTTCTTATAGAAGCATTAAATCGTACATCATTGAACTCATCATCAGTGCTTACTGACTTTATGGTTGCCTTAAACTCTGCCATCAGTTGCTTGTTCACAAGTCTGATTAACTCCCAAGCATACCATTCACCCCACTCTATTCCATATTTCCCTGCATCACCAATGTTTGTAATTCTATATTTCTTCATTTGCATATCGTTTCCTTTTCGTTGTTATTTAAGTGTTGTCCCACAGCACAAGTTACACTGCGTATATCTATGTATGCAAGAAAAAGTTTAAAATAGTGTTACATGCCCCTTATATAATCGAATACTACACTCTTGCCATAATGAGGTGGAACAAAGTACTATACTGTGTTGTATGTTATGCGTATGGTAGATACTATAATCTTAGGGATGGGTGTTGTAATTGGTGCTGGGTGTATGTTAATTGGTATACGGCTCGGTGCGTCGATGGTCACGAAGGTGTTCACTGAGGGAACTTATGATACTCTTCCAACAGTAGAAGAACAAGAACTACTAAGGGCTATAGAAGAAGAAGGTCTATACGATAATGACCTATATAATGAGTACTACCAATCCCTGGAAGAAGAAGAAGAAAAAGAAAAAGACCTTCCTAACTAAATGCGAACCACCCCCAACAGACTAGATAAGATTATTATATGGTTATTAACCTCGGTGAGACGTATACGATTCATTATCGAACGTGCCTCTATCGAAGCTTATGACCAGGGCTATCACCACGGTTTAACCGCTGGAGCATCTATCGCGAAAAAATCCCCCAGGAAAATAAAACAAGAATTGAACAAACTATATAAAAAACGGTACTCAGCTTAGTGGATATTATAGATAAGAACGGCAAGCAAGTGAAGAGGAACCTCACAGAAGAGGAAAGGCGAGATATACAAGCCCAAAACAATCCTAAGCGTGCAGAGAACGGTCAACTTTTGAAGGGGTACAGTGGGAATCCCTCTGGAAGACCCAAAAAAGAGCATACCATCGTGGATATCTTCAGAGACCATACAGAAGCAGAGAAGATTATAGAGAGCCTATATAAGGTCGCATCTACCCTCACTGAGGATAACCCTCATAAGGATGCATTAGCTTCTGCCAAGCTCATTGTAGAGCGTTTAGTCCCGTCATTAAAGGCCTCAGAGCTACGTGTAGATACAGCCGAGGACACTGGGCTAGTGTACCTTCCAGCCCAGAAAGATGTTGATGAGGCTACGGAGTGACACTCCGCAAACACACCGACGAGAACGGATCAATGTGTGTCCATATGGTGCCTAATTATTGGACATCAGACCTGGCGGAGTCACACCTACCAACCAGTAGTACAACCCGTTGTGTGATCGTGATTTCCGAGGAGACGGGGAGCGAGTTGCCGTATATGTATATATATGACTCACAGCAATATTATAAATTACTATAGTTGATTATGAAAATTTTTTTACTAAGGATTAAGAGAAATTGCTAAAACCAAATAACATAAAAGATCATTCTAGAATAGTTAAATTAAAAAAAATTGCTAAGAAGCGTAAAAAAAGAACGCCATATACGGTTCAATCAAATATTAATCCCCCCGCTGGTGATGGTGGGTCTAATTAGAGTTAGTGGCTTGGGTACCCCACAAAGGACCACAAACCTTAGCTTTATCTATTAATGAGCAAACCTATGAAATATTGTATGGTGGTGCTAGGGGTGGTGGTAAGACTGATGCAGGGATTGTATGGATGCTTAAAGGTGTTCATTCTCCTAACTATGTTGGGCTTTGTATACGTAGGAACCACTCTGATTTACGTAACTGGATTGATAGAGCGGTCGAGCTTTTCCCCAATGCACGGGTATCTGGAAAGCCAACAGTTTTCACTTTCCCCAAAGGTGGAAAAATATACACGGGGCATTTAAAGGATCAGAATGCGTACTCACAGTTTCAGGGTTGGGAGATACACAGATTGTTAATTGAGGAAGTCGGGCAGATACCCGATGAGTTAAGTTATTTGAAATTGTTAAGTTCGGTACGTTCTACGTGTGATGTTAAACCTCAAGCGTTTTTAACTGCAAATCCTGGTGGTCCTGGGCATCAGTGGTTAAAGAAGAGGTTTAAGATTGGCAAGAACGAATCTAATAAGGCGTTTCGTGATCCAATTTCTGGACGCAAGCGGGTCTTTATTCCAGCTACCGTTGAAGATAATCCAACACTAGCCGACGCTGATCCAGCTTATGTTAAATTTTTGGATTCACTACCAGAGCCTATGCGTAGTAGCTGGAGGTATGGTGATTGGGATGTGTTTGCTGGACAATACTTTTCGGAGTGGGAGCCTAGTAAGCATCTTATTGAAAAGAAGGATGCCAAGAATCTGGGATTTTTTAACCGAGCTAACCATAGGTATATAGGTATTGATTGGGGTTATTCAGCTCCTTTTTCTGCTATATGGGTTGAGGTTACCCCCAAAGGAAGGGTGCTGTGTTATCGTGAATTATACGGAACGGAACGCCACCCAATGGAGTGGGGGGAACTTATCGCCAAGCACTCTCAAGGTGAGAATATCACAATGAGTTTGGGTGACCCATCAATGTGGACTAGAAACCCTATGAGTTGGCGTAAACCAGAGGCACCGATGTATGCGGACCAATCAATTGCTAATGCGTTGATGGGCTTTGGTGATTCGCCTTTAGTACCAAATTTAAATCCAGCCAACAATGACAGGGTTAACGGTTGGAGGAACATAGCACAGAAGATGCACTGGGATGATAAAAATGATCCCAACTTTTATATTTTAAAGGGTTCTTGTCCAAACTTAACCAGGACGATACCTGATATGATTTTTGATGAGAAACGTCCAGAGGATTTAGACACAACACTTGAGGATCACGCTGTAGATGCATTAAGGTATGCACTAACACACGTTCAAAGTCCTATCGATGTTAAGGTTAAAACTAAGGATGAGTCTGAATATGAGAGGTTATTAAACCCTGATCCCGACTCTTGGACGTACACGTTTAATTAAGGAAATTAATGAAGCCATATCCCAACATAGATATTAAAGAGATTTCAAGTAATGACCAGAATAAGGTCAGCAAGCTTGAGCAGATGTTTGTGGCGTGTAAGGATGCACGCAAGGGGCGTATACCCCGTTGGCGTAGGAATGAAGAATTATACAACGGTGATTTTTTAAAGCCTTATAATCTACCAAAATATAAAACCCGAATTGAGCCTAATATAATCCACTCTGTTATTGAGACTATGTATTCTATCCTTACAGATCGACCTCCCAAGGTTGACCTTATGCCTAAGACCGAAGAACAAGTGGATTCGGCTCGATTAGCTCAGGATGCTGTCGAGAGTGTGATGGAACAAAAAAAATTCACACGAGCTGTAGCGATGATGAAACGAGATGGGTTGTTGTATGGTAACGGGTTTATGAAAATTATTACAGTTGATGGTGAAACGGAGTTTATCGTCCCAGACCCGTTTACGGTATTTATTGATCCTTTAGCTACCAACATGCAAGATGCAAAGTGTGTAATATTTGCCACCCCTACATATGTGGATGATATTAAAGATGCTTATGGTAAAGATGTGGCCCCAGAGGGTAAGATGAACGAGTATCGTTCTTTCATCAAAAAGCAAGAGGGTAGTGCTAGTGATAAAGTACCATCTCTTGCTACGTCGAGTCCTTTAGATAATAAAGAGGATAGTGACTACCGTGGTGGTCAGACATTATTAAAAGAAGCGTTTTATTTTGACAAAGAGTGGAGACTTGTAACGTGGGCTGGTAAAGTTTTATTACAAGACGTGCAGAGTCCATATGATCATATGCCACTAATTACCTTCCAAAATTACCAATCAGCTCACTCTATATGGGGTAAGGGTGAACCAGAGATTATTGAAAGTTTAGCGGTGGGTTCAAGTATAGCCCTATCTCAAGGGATGGATAATCTTATATACCACGGTAATCCAGCGATGGTTATGAGTAAATCTTTAGCAAAAACCCAAGGGAATCGTCCGAGTGATAAGCCTGGACAGGTCTTTTATGTTAATGGTCCACACGAAAAAATTGATAGATTATCTGCTGGGAATATATCATCATCAACTTTGCCGATGGCAGAGAGTATGATTCAGTTGGCTGACACAGTCTCTGGGGTGCATGATATTACACAAGGTAGAAACCCAAAAGGTGTTACGGCATCAAGGGCTATATCTCAATTACAAGAAGCCTCACAACAAATTATCAGAGCAAAAGAACGTGAAATAGGTTCTGATACTGTTATCGATGCATACAGAATTGTATTGCTGTTATTATCAAAGAATTATGAGAATGCTATTACTATTAGGCGTTACGCTGAAGACGGTAGTGGTTATGATTTTAGAACCGTAGCTCCGTATGATATTGATGTTGATTTAGATTTTAAATATATACCAGGGAGTTCTTTACCAGAGAATCGTGGTGCAAGGTTTGACCAAGCAATTGATTTATTACAACTAGGTGTATTAGACCCAGAGCAGTTTTGGAGATGGACACAAAAGGATATATCTAAAGAAATATTAGAGGGTATAGTTGAGCAAAAACAACAACAAATGATGCAGATGCAACAGGAGATGGATACTTTGCAAAACTCTACTGATGAAGATGAAATTATGGACTCACTATTAAGACAAAGAGAATTAAGTGGAATCGGAAAAGAAACAGATACAAACGCCCTCCCCACCAATAATAACGCTTAACGATTGGTGTATTAATAACGGGTACGATGGGGTGACATCGGAGTGTATGCTAAGTGCATTCAATTCCAATGACCCCAGCATACAAGGTTTAGCAAAAAAGGAAAAACTGAAAGGACTCCTTAAATGAGTAAAGAAGAGAAAAGTAAAAGTAAAAGTAAAACTAAAACTGCGACTAAATTGAAGAGTATTGCATCAAAGCACATCAGAGGTTCAAACGTAAATCTAAAACATGCACACTACGGTGACTTCGATCCTTCAGAGATAAATGAAAAAACTAAGGTTCGTGTAAGTGATCGTGGTCGGGTAACGGACCATAGCAGAGGTGAATCCCGCACACCATTGGAGTGGGCTGTTAAGCTTGTTGCTAGTGGGTCTTCACCAGGCGAGGTATTTCGTTATAATAATTCTATTTATAAAATAGGATCCAACAGAGGCACGGTTACCGCAACACCACAAAATTTGTAAGATTTTTTTAAACAACAGACCAACCCGAAAGGAGTGTCTAAATGAGTAAAACGTATAATGATGTTGAGGTGTCACCAGAGGTGATGTCTGAACTAGATAATTCTGGACTGCCCGCAGTACCAGAGACACAGACTACAACGTCTGTAGCAGAAGATACAACTGATAAAACTTCAGAACCAGTTGAAGAAGTAATTGAGTCAATTGTTGATGGGATAGAGATTGATGGTGAGAATTATGACCTTGACACGGTTAAAGCTTGGATGGATGATTCAAATAATAAATCTGAATGGCAAAAGTCCAACACTAAAAAATCTCAACAATTATCTCAGTGGAATAAGTTAGTAGAGCATATTAACGATGACGATGATTTCAAAGAACATATTAAGGATTATTTTTTTGACAATCCAGACGAAGCTGAGAAGCTTGGTTTAGATGGCAAATTCCCAACTGAGGTTTCTAAGGAACCTTCAGAAATTGAACAACGGCTAGAGAGCCTTGAGGGAGTAGAAAATGACCGTGTTATTGAACAGCGTGTTGAAGTGCTTGATGCACAATTAAGTGAAATTGAGTCTACACATCCAGACATTTTGAATGAAGATTCTATGGCTGATTTTTTAGATTTTGCTGAAAAGAACACCGAACGGTTTTCTATTGATGGGATGCCATCGATGGTTTTAGCGTTCAAGGAGTGGTCTTATGATGCGGTGCAAGAACAACTTATCCACTATAAACAACTAGTTGACAATAAAGGTCGCAATAGTGGGAAAGTAATATCAACCTCTGAGATTGGTGCGAAGGAGACTAAAACTCCTTCACGGTACAAGTCTTATAAACAGATTGGTGTTGATGACCCAGAAATTGCGGAATATTTCAAATAAAGAAAGGGGATAAACAATGAGTTTATCTACAACAGTCTCCGCATTAACGAGAGACAAATTTATACCTATCTTAGTTGACAATATTTACAACTCCAACGTACTCTGCTACAAACTTTTAAAGAATGCAGAAAAATTAGATGGTGGTGTAAAGATTGTTACTCCGATAGAATACGCAAAACAAGATGCCAACCAAGGTTGGTTAACCCCAGGTAGTGGTAGTGCAACAGGGCAAGCTATGGGTGAGGTCGCACAGAAAGCTGAGTGGAGCTGGGCAACAGCCTACAACTCGATTGTTGTTTCTGGTGATGAAGAATATGTCAACATGGGTGCATCGCAAGTTGTGTCTATGTTAAAAGCAAAGCTATCAAACGCTGAAAAGGCAATCAAAGATTTGTTTGGTTCTGGGATTTTCAATTCTGGTGCTGTTTCAAACGGGCTAACGTCTTTAAACGGTGCTGGTACAGTTGCCTCTGGTGATAACTCGGCATTAAATATTGATGGTGATGCTAATACTTTTTCAGCTCCAGGGGAGGTAGACAATACTGTATGTGGTACTGCTAGAAGTCTTGGTGGCATTGATTCTGATGGTGACACATGGTGGGATGCTAAGGTTGGTTCTTTTGCAACCTTTAGTGACACTGACTCAACTGCATCCACTTTTGATGAGTGTGTATCTGTCTCAAACGGTGTAGCTGAGATTGTGAAGAAAATGACACAGATGTATGGTGCTTGTAGTATTGATAATGATCAACCAGATTTGATTGTTACTACTCAAACTATCTATGATGCTTATGAGTCTTCAATTCAAGGCAACAAGCGTTTTGAAGGTGATGCTACTTTAGGCGATGCTGGTTTCCAGTCGTTACGCTTCAAAGGTGCATCGGTGGTAGTGGATTCGCATTGTCCAGCTGGGCATATGTATATGCTTAATACTAAATACCTTGACTACAAAGTGCATAGCAAACGGAATTTCTCTTTTGAGGATTTCGCTCGCTTAGAAGCTTCTGATAAAATCCAGGCTAGAATATTTTGGATGGGTCAGTTAGTTTGTACTGCACCTAGAATGCAAGGTTTACTTGTTGGTGGACCAACTAGCTATTAATAGCTGACTAATCACGGGAACCTTGTTTTAACAGGGTTCCCCTTTTAGGAGGATTATGACTGGAATAGAATTAATTGATAAGTTAAGAACAGCTATTGAGGATCCAAGTGCTAACATTTTTACTGATGATAATTGTATTGATGCTATTAATAACGCTCACCTAGAGCTTGGGAATATACTTCCTATTGAGAAGTTAGCTGATTTACAGACTACACACACTTTTACACCTTCAAACACTAATGATTCAGAAGACCTACCTGAAGTTCCTTTTAGGGGTGCAGTGCTTGATGTAAGACAATCAACTTCTAGCGAGCATACCCAAACAATTGAGATAATACCTAAAAGTATGTCAAGAGCTTTTAACAACCACTATTATACTCCAGATATAGATTATCCTATGTGTTATATTGATGATTTAGGGAATACCCCTATAATAAACTATTGGGGAGTTGGTACAGGGGTTATAACGGTAACATATTTAAGCAAACCGACAGTACTAACTTCAGGAAGTTTAAGTTCATTTTTACCTTTTGAAGATAATATCGAAATCATAGCCTTAGCCTTGGCTGAGAGTATATTATGGAAGATAGATAATAAACCTCAACGTGTTGACTTAGCTTATAAGAAAGCCTTAGGTATGGTAGAAGTTGTATGAAGATTAAAATTGATTTAGGGGCTGGATATAATTCCCAAGCGGACACAGAAGATGTTAAGGTTACAAAATCTGTTAATATTGAAACAGACAAACCTGGGATGATAAAAAAACGTTTAGGTCGGGCAATTTCTGCTTACATAAACGGTGTAAAAATTAAACAATTAGTTAGGTGGGACACCCCAGACGGGTACTTGTGGATTGGGTACGGGGAACTTTTTAATGGAGACAATAAAATTATAGAGTGGAGTTAATATGATAATTAAATACAAACCAGACTGGGATGAATTAGGGTCTACAGCACTACAACCTGGGGGGTCTCTATATGAGGCAAAAAGGGGTAAAATTAGACGTGGAGATATGATTAGGGTTGAAAATTTCAATGATTATGTTAAACCCTCGTCCCATACCCTTGGGACTATGGGTGATTTAATGAAAGAAGCAATAGGGAGAAATCCAGAGATATCCGATCACTTTCTAGTTAAAAGTGTTACAAATAATAAACTAATTATCACACCCTCAAATCATAACTTTCAACTAGAAGTTTTAGGTGAAGATGGTGCTGGGAATCGAGATACTTTTATTGAAGAATGTAGTGTTGATGCGGACGGTAATCTGCATATAATAGCTATGAATCCGTATAGTTATGGTGGTGACCCACAAAATTTTGTAGTTTTTATCGAGATAGAGGATAGTGCTGGTGACGTTGTTACAAGTGAAGTAGATAGTGGGGAATGGACTTGGAATGCTGATGCGGATGCTTATTACCAATTACTATCTTGGGATTATGATAATGGTAGTCAATATTATATGACTGTAGATAGCCTAGATGTTCCGCCAGTTGTGTCTAGTAACGACACCTATACCCTTTATCTATCTTTTCAACTTACAAATTCATCACAAGGACACCATTACGATTCTGATATAATTGAATATACTATAGAAGATAGCACCCCTATTGATCCATCTGAATGGGTAGTGAAGCTTGAGGCATATCATAATGGTAGCTCATACATAATTATAAATGATGGAGCTATAGCTTTAGATAACGGTGATTATATTGGCAGTCATACTTTTGATTTTGACGATACTGTTATGAGCGAATTGCAAAATTTAAGTTCGATAATAAGACAATCTGATGGGAATCCCAGTACAGAACCCTCTGCATCAATGAGCATAGTAGCCTCTATTGTTAATGTCGATGGTATTGACGGAGATAGTGATACACTTAATTTAAAATCTGGCATAGAAGTTACTGCTCCAGATATGGGTGATGAGGCAAGCAACGATGATAATATTGATGTAACACTAACGCAACACTCTACTGACAGTATTTCTGACGGAGATAATTATAAAATAGCTATAGTGAACTCAACCACCTACAATGAATATACCCATACGAATTATGATTCGTTATCGTGGACTGGCACTGATGATAGTAACGGATACAAAACTGTTAGCGTTGACTTATCAAGTTTAACCTGGGCAACAACAAATTTGGTCACGGGGGATTATACAGTGAAGGTATATAAAACTATTGATGGTGAAGAGTATACGTTTGGAAATAGCGGACTGTTTAATATTGAAGCAACGTATGATAGCTTAACGGTAACGTTGTCTGCTCCCGATGTATATTTGGGGGGGAGTGTTACTGTTAACTGGGAAGCTGAAGACCTAACTTAATGATCAACATCATAACCCCAAACGCTGATACTAATATAGATATTTCTAGTGGGATTGAAAACGTCTCACTAGAAGTGTCGGCCACGCAAACAGGATCATACCCTTATGCGTTTTTTGGTGTAAGATTTGGTGGCGGTTGGTATATGTATGACTCTCTAAATGCTATACCGTGGGGTACAGGAAACTGGGATTTAGATTTAGATAGTTTTATATGGCCAGGTGTTTCAAATAATTTTGTTCATTATGGACAATGGCAACTAGCTATTTTCTTATCAAGCACAACAACGTTTTCCCAAGAAGACGTGAAAATAAGTGAGTGGTTTTATTTAAACAACGGGTATAGACTAATCATTAATCCACTCAATAATATGTTTTTAGGTGGTTCACAAACAATTTCTTTTACTATTGAACCTAATTAAAGGACAATATGTCTGTAACAATCAACCTATATAAGTATGATGCATCAAACTCATCACACGATCCTTTAGACCCTACTACCTTTGGGTATTATGAAGTAATTGATTCCTCAACTCTACCCGATGGAGAGCATTTATGGGAACTAGTAGATGATGGCTCCTATGGGGCTGGTATTTACTCTGTTCACATCTATGATACGCTCACGAGCAACGGTGGTTTTTCTCCCCCCTTTGAGATACTTGAAGATACTGATTTTACAGATGTGTATGATCCCTCTTCAAAGTTTCCCTGTAGAATAAGTAACTACGGAAACAAGTTGCGTTTTGCCTTAGGCACCGATGATCAACCTCGTGTATATCAAAAAATAGATAGGAGTTTTTTTTGGGACCCAAGTAACGACGCATTCGCACATACATATGATGATTACTATTTAGATATTGCCCACCCCCGTCTACCAGAGACTTTTGATATATCATTTTCACCTGGCGGTATAGATGATAGTGGCGGTTCACTGCCTTTTAGTGATAGCCGTAGGGTATGTTATTATAAAGTTATTCCAGTATTTGATGGAAACCAAGAACTAAATTTTGATAAAAACTATGCTTACTTTGATATTCCATCCGCACCAGAAGGTGAAAGCAATACAAACAACGTCAAACTCACCCTTGGTATGGACACAGATAATTTTAATCCCCGCATAACTGCTATTAACCTTTATAGGGCTATTACCGATGGGTATATACCCGATGATGGTGAATTTAGGCTTATTAATACCTATTCAACTATTTTAGGTGATGACGTAAGTTGGATAGATACGACAGCGGGTTATGGTGGTTCACAAATATTTTCTGATGGTGAAAGTGATTTTTCTGATGTGCCAATAAATACAGATGCGTGGTTACACTCTGTTGGGGTAGATAGTAATGGGAATGATCTAGGTGATGATCTTTATGAAGATATGTATCAAGTTGAAACTGAAGGCAAGGAAGTGTTGTATGGGGCATCTGAATTTATGTTTGTTGATGCAGAAGTAGCAAGCGATTTAGCTGAGGATGACCATAAGAACTACTGGGGAACCAATTCCCAAGATGGCAAAAGAAAGTGGATGATTGTTGGGGTACAAGAATCTCCCAACACTGGATTTGAAGTAAATATAGAGGGAATAACATCACTTTACAGTTATACTCAAAGTAATGAGGCTTGTACTCTCGTACAGGAAACCTCTGCCTCACACGTTGGTAATAATTGTTTAAGCCTTGAGGGTAATAACTCTTCTACAATTATTCGTGATGATTATGTGTTTGAAACAACAGACCTCGTTCCAGCTTTAACTGGTGAAAAATATTATATTGAACTATACTACAAGGGCGGGGCAGTTCTTAGTGGATCTCCCAGGATAAAATGTCGTCTAGAAATTTCTGAGGGGGAGGATACTGAGATTTTCGATTATGGACCACAATTATCTGCATCCTTACCATGGGGTAGTACACAAGCAATTTACACAGCAACCTCAGACGAGGGTTTTAACGTTAAAGTATACCAAGATATTTATAGACCAGGTAATCATCTAGATGATTATGAATTTAACTCAGTATTCTTTGACAGTTTTTCAATACGTAAAATATATCACGAAGCATCAGACACACCTAGTAATATTTATACAGGCAATAACGTGTTTGCTGTAGATGCTTCAGGGGTTGCACCAACAGAGGCTGTTAATAAAATAGCACAATTTTCAAACAACGATTATATAGTAACAGCTAATAAAACGGATGTGTTCCAGGTGGTTGGCAATTTAGCTTCTGAAGACCAAACCAATAACAGGGTTATCTCAGGTAGTGATGTCAAGTGGGGCGTTGATGATACTGCGGTGTCCCTTGAAATGTACGACTCTGGTCAGATTGATGGGCGTTACCACCCTATAGCAGGGACATCATCTATTGAGGTTAATTATAAGTACTCAGCCTTTACAGATGGCAGGCTTTTTGCTGGGAACGTTAAAATTGATCCTAACGGATCAAACCCAGAAGATCACGATAATTGGATTATTTTTTCTGAGTTATCACAGCCTGATGTTTTACCAATTTCAAATTTTATCCAACTCGAAGACTTACAGGGTGGTTCTATTACTGGATTAGCCTCTATGTTAGGTGACCTGGTGGTGTTTATGGAGCGTGGTATTTACAGGTTATCTGTTCCAAGTACTGACCCACACGGGTGGTCTTTGATGGAGTCTGAAGAAAATATTGGATGTCAAGCTCCAGATTCAATAATTAAGGTAGAGGGTGGTGTTTATTTCGCATCACCAGATTCAATCTATTACCTAGATGCAAACTTTAAAGCAAACCCAATATCGTTAGCTATTCAAGATGAGTATCAAGCTTTAACAAATAGCAAAACAAAACTATTTTATAACGTCAAAAAACGCAACATAATGTGTAAGTTGGGTGATGAAGCACAAAATATATGGGTGTTTGATTTAATGACACAGTCTTGGCATAAGAATGACACAGCATCAAAGAATAGCGAATTATTTACCATAGATGAAAATCTTACACCTTACAGTTTTTCTTATGTTATTCAAGGTAATGAGTACGATACTGTGATGTATGATTTAGTACCAGCGTTAACAGGCGAGTTCACATCAATGCAGTTTAGGACGGGCTGGATACCTATAACACAAACCTTAGATGATAATGCGATAATTAGGCGTGTTGATGCACGAATAGAAAGTCCCGACTCAATTACTATTAATATATATGCAGATGAAGATCTAACAGCACCTGTATGGACTTCAGATTTTAGTGGTGCTAAACAATTTTCAAAAAGAGTAGGAAGAAGGGCTAAGAATATCTTGGTTGAGATTATATCACCAAACTCAATATCTCCAGTCGAGATTAAGCGGTTAGAGGTAGAAATTGACTAAGGTTCCTGTAAAATCCACAGACCCTATTGTAGAGCGAGCAATTAGGATGCTTGAAAAACGTATTATTGAACTAGAAGCAAGAATTAGAAAGTTGGAGAATAAATGACCTGGAACGAACTAGCCGATAGGTGTCAACTTTTTGTTGAGGCTCCAAAGTCGATGTTAAAGACCCTTTTAAAAGAGGCGGAGCGAGAAATCACAAAAGAGTGTGACCTTTGGCTTACAAAACACACAAAGAGTGAGGGTGCATACTTAGGTTATATTGAGTTAGACCCTACCTGGACTCGTATTGATCGAGTTATAAGAAACGGCAAACAATTAACTTTAACAACAGAGTATGATGTTGAACAAAATATTAACGATGAGCTACCAGATGGGGAACCTTTATCTTATTATGTTCAGATGGTGGGACGTGATTGGGATCAAGATAATGAGGAGCATGTAGTTGTTGATAGACCTCGTATTATGTTTGATAAAAAAGGTGATACGGACAATATTGATATATACGCTTATGAGTCAATACAGCCTAGTGATCAATCGACAAGCAAACCAAGAATACCAGATAATTATCATACCGATTTATGTTATTATGCGGTAGCACTTTCTTCTGCTAAGTCCAATCTAGAGTTATATCAAACCAATATTATGTTATGGGTAGATGGATTAGATAAAATAAAAATAAAACTTGAAGATCAAGGTGGCTACATACATCAGATAAGGAGTGAGGTATGAGTCTTCCTTTAATTATGGCTGGGGCTAATATGCTTAGCTCGTGGGTGAACAATCGAAGCCAACGATCATCTCTTAAAAAACTACGTGAAACAACACCCTCAGAGCGTGAGTGGATGAAAAGAAAACAAGATATTGCTAAAAACGGTGATCCAATATTACAACAACAGTTTGAAAAAAATGTTGGGGCAATAAGACAAGTTGGAGCTGAAAATAGACAAGTGGCTTTTGGACAAGCTATTAACCAGGGACTGGAAAACTCGATTATTGCTCACGAATTACGTAGAAAAGTTGATGTTGGAACCCAGCGGTCGGTGGCAACACAAGCACGTGAGTTGGCAATTAAAAACGCTCAATCAAAACGTAATGCTGATGATGAGTTATTGCAGTTTAAGATGGGCTTAGAAGATCGACAAAGGGGGATAAACTCTCAATTGTCTGGGTTAAAAAGTAGTGCTTTGAGTAGTATGGCGATGGCTGGACTTCAAGGTTATACAAGTGCTGGTGGCAACTTTGGGATAAATAAATTCAGTGGATTAACTGGACCTCAATTACTCTCTATTCTTAATAGAGATGAGATATCAATGGAGGATATTATTTCAATCCAACAACTAATCGAGGAATAAGATGGGTAAATTTACAGACGATGAAAAGGAAGCACTAAGGAAAGCCTTACAAGACAACCTTGATAGAAAAAAAAGATCCAAGGAGAACCTTTTATACAAGAGTTTGCCTAAAGATCAAAAGGCTTTATATAATATCCAAAACCTTCAAGATGACCTAAACTATAAAAACTCAACCAACGCATTAATTGATTCTAATACGGTTTATAATGCAACTAAAGATCCTCGATATAAGAGTAGTGTTCTTAAAACTAATGAGAAAAATGCTGAGATAGATGAGAAAAATGCTGAGATAGAAAAAAGAGGAAGATTCTATACTTTGCATAATGGGGAACGAAAGTATTTCCAAACCAGAGAGGAGCGAGATGAGTTCCTTAATTATTTAAACAGTCCACAAAAAAAAGATCCAGGTAAGAAAACTACCCTTGTGAAAAAGCAATTAGAATTATTGGCCACGCTTGAAGATATGTATCATCCAGATGATCCAGATGAAGACCAAGCTTTCCAAAAAAAGATTAAAGCCAACATTGATAGTTTAAAGGTTGATATTTTTGGAGAACTTCCACCAGCTAAAAAAGAAGATGTTAAAATAAAGGTTGAAAAACCAAGTTTTTTTGAACGGTTTATGTCGTACTCAGAAGACCATAGAAACAAAAGAAATAAAAAGAAACTATTTCACAAAGACCTTATAAAAGAAATAAAAAAATATAATATACCTTTGCCAGAAAATACCTCTCCAGAAGCTTTTGCTAGAAGCCTGTTTGACGAATTTATGCCTGATGGAGAACTAACTAAAGACGGGATTACAAAGATAAAAGAAGAATTGGATAATTTAAAACCAGACCCTTTGTCACTAAAGACCTATGGAAATTAATAAATGATATATCAGGAGTTTATTACCAAACTGAAAAATAAGTATCCACAATATGCTGATATGGATGATCAAGAGCTAGGGATGAAGGTACTTGAAAAGTACCCAGTATATCGTGAGCAGATTGAAGACCTACCAACCCCAGAACACCAAAGTAACTTAATCCAACCGCATTGGACTCGTAACAACGTACCAGCCCGAACGAGTAGTGGTTATACTCAACCGACCACAATAGTTGGAGGATTGTTAGATGTTAAAGAACCAATAGACCCTAATTTATTTAAACAGAAAACAACCCGTATTAATATCAATAATCAACCAGAAGAGATTAGTGTTATTAAAAAAGTAGGTGATAGTACGGAAATTATCAACGATAAAAAAACCGTAGAGCTTTTAAATATGCCAGATGAAATGCCACTTGGTATGGATATAGATCAGTTTGGTGAGTGGGCTTTAAAGATGACAGAAAAAAAGAAGCTCCAGCAAGAGGGTCATAGAGGGTATAATATTACTACGGGTGAAACAGATGAAGTATCTGAAAACATACAACGGTCTGTTTTTGATATGACCGAGTGGGAACGTACTCACCCAAGCCAGATGGGTGATGAGGGTATACGTGGTGTAAAGAATTTAATAACAGGGTTGGGAGAGGCAATAAACTTTTTACCCGTTGGTGTGGAAGCTTTGTACGAGTATGGTATCAAATCTAAACTACCTTTTTGGTTGTGGGATAATGCTGATAACGCTCGTAATAAAACTAATATATCTAAGCAGAACGTAGAACAATTTTTTAAAGAGCAAGCGGATAAGGTTGTTGATTTTTCTGATAGCATTCACGCTAATCCATCAACACTTAAAGACCCAGACTCTGCTTGGGATTATCTAGACCCTGCAAGGGTATGGCAAACGGTTGCTGAGAATGCACCCTTGATGGGGACGATGGTTGCAACTACTGTAGCTAATCCAATTGCTGGTGTTGCCTTGATGGCTGGTGTTGAGGGTGGTAGTGCTAAAACTGCTATACTAGATTACGAAGAATCAACTGGTAACAAGGTTCCTGATCATCTAAGGAACAACATCCCTCTAGTGGTAGGGGCATTAAATGCGAGCCTAGAATATGCTGGTGTATTTACTATTGTTAAAGGTATTCCAGGTCTTAAAGGTAAATTGTTAAACGGATTAATATCTTTCGGTGTTGAGGGTACTACTGAAGGACTCCAAGAAGTAACCCAAATACTCGCTGAGGTATCAACTCAAGAGGGCAGGGAGTTTAATGATGAGGATATGTCTCGTATTGGGGAAAGTTTTTATGCTGGTTTGGCCCTTGGTGGATTTGGTGGTACTGTAGGTGCTGGTGTTAGAGAAGTAGGTGAACACGGTCGGACTAAGCGTATAATTAAAAATATGAGTCAGACGGTTGAACAATACGAAGCTGAAACTGATTTAACCGATAAAAAAGCCTACCAAGAAATACAAAGAGCGGAAGCGGATGAGGAAATTAGCAAAAACACAGCTCTATGGGCTAAGTTCTTTTTATCAAAACACGAAGACTTTGATGCAGGGGCTGTTCTTTCGATAACTAAAGATATTAGAGTTTTCATCACAGAAGAATCAATCCAAAACCATATGGATGATGGATTGTCACGTGAAGAAGCAGAAGATAAAGTACGTATCTTATTAGAGTCTGAAGAAGCCGTTGGACTTAAAACTGGGATTATAAAAGGTTCAACAGAATTAATTAGTGTAGACGGTGGTCAAAAGGTACTACTATCACTCTATGGTGGGGCAGATGCCTCAACGGTTGTTGAGGAAATGTATGGAACATATTTTAGATTACTATCTCCAGAACAACAGGCGGTAGTAGAAGCTGAGTTTAGAGAAGCTCATCCAGATAGAATTAAAGATTTAGAAGACTCGACCGAGGGTTATCGTGTACTCCAGGAGTTCTTTGAAAAACGGGGAACAGAGTGGTACGCTACGGAAGGTATTAGGGCTAACTTATCTGGGTTCGACAAATTATTAGACAAAGCAAAACAATTTATTCCCAAGGTAATACGCAAGGCTGATGATCATATTGCTGTAGGTGATGAAACAAAAAAGATATTCTCACAAGTAGGCACGGGTGAAATATCAGAGGTTACTAATAAAGGTGAAGGCACTACCAGTAAGGATGAGTCATTTCAGTTAAAGAAAGAATTAAAAGTAGAGCGATCAGAACGAAAAACTATAAACCCTAAGAATGTAAAGTTTAGTACGCTTGAAAAGAAAAAAATAATCGTTGCTGTTGAGGGAACTGATTTTGATGAAAAAGAGGTCTTATCTAAAGCCCAGCTTTATAAATCAAGACATCCCGTAAATGATGGTTGGGCAAAATTAGAAGTAAACAAAGTAGACACTTCTAAGAAAAATCCTAAAGTCGAATACAAAAAAATCCCCTACAATTTCCAAAAATATAAAGGAAAAGCTCCTAGGAAGGGTTCTCCAGCGTATAACCGGATGAT